CGATAACAGGCTCTTGAATTTTTTTGGCTGGCTTTGATGAATCTTCAATGAGTCCAGAATCAAGAAGCCATTTAATTGATTGAGCGGGCAAGTCAGATACGACTTCGCCAGCCTCAACTCGTTTGTTGGGCGGGTAATCAATGCCCGTTAAAGCCTTGTAACTTACTGCCATATCGAACTCCTCTGTTACGGTGACATGAAAAATCCAAGTCACCGTTATAGGTCACTTGGACACAGAGAAAAACGATAAAATGGAGGACACTAGGTCACGATAGGTTTATTGTATCAGGAGAGTATTTTGCACCTTGTTAGCAATGTTGAAAAGACTTCCTTGTGTTCATCGGAGCCTTTTACCGTTCCCTTGATTTTGATTTGATCTCCAGTTTCAATATCGGCGTTACTGGATGAGAACCACTTGAACTGAGAATTACTGCTAACGAATGTGTAGAGCGTGGTGTATCCATACTGGGTTTCAAAGGTATTTTGACCTGTGCAGGTTACCTCCAATTCGACCTTTGTGCCTGTTTCAGCGTATTGTTCCTTACTGAACTGGACTTGTTCTTTCTTGATAATCTCCTGAGCGATTTGATTGTTAAAGACTTTTACTAGACTCACGGCGATACCGATAGTAGAATCGGCTTGGTATTTCAACTGGCAGACCGCCCTCAAGTTTTCAGCATATCCGCTACCGCCCTCGAAACCCTTGCCCCATTCGATTAACTCAATAGCCTTCAAAATATCCGCTTCGGTCACATCTTCCCCGACATATTCTTTCCATTGGCTGACATAAGAATTCACGCCGTTGATTTTGCCCTGAACAATGTTCCTTGTAGATGACCCGCTATCGCTCTTGACATATCCGATTTTTTCGACTGCTTTGATAGCGTGTGCTATCACCGACACGGTATCAATTCCTGTATTTCCGCCACCGATATAGCCACCGAACTCATTCTCAAAGTCTGATTCAGTAACAAGGGCAGTAGCGTGAAAGTCCCACCCTAAGAAATCCTTGACGCAGGTTGAGCCAACCTGACTTAACTTTCCCTCTTCGCTCTTGATAAAGATAACCTTGTTACGGGTTCTTTCGACTTGGCAATGGTCGCAGTAACCGACCTTTACATCAGAGGATTTAACTTCCTGCCCGTCTTGGATTCCCTTGACGATTACCTGATTTTCAATAAATTCTGCTACCGCTACGAACTCATAGCCGTTGTACTTAAGGGATTCACCCTTGATGACCAAGACTGGGTATTCAAAGGTTGTACCGTTAGTTATTTCGTAACGGTTTTCAACTGCCACTTGAAAGCCCCCGCTTAAACCTTTTTTCTGACCACGGGAAGCAATCTTTTGCGCCTTGGCAAGCGTCTTATCAATATCAATTGACGATATTCTAAACTCCATGATTGCCCCCTCTCGGACAATCTAAGTATAACACAACTGGGGTTAATAATCAACTCTCGCGACGGAGGCGCTCTTCTTGAATCATGTTGAGTGTTAAGAAGTATCCAATACCATCTACCACCGTATCGGGCTTGGTTTGATTGACCTCGCGGGCAATCTTCATGCCGACCATGCAAAGGGATACCTGTTCCGCTGTAACCTCACAGCCGAGGATTACAGACCATATCTGCGCTGCCCGACTGAAGTTATCCAACGGATGCCCATAAGCCTCTTGACGCTCTCCTGAGACCAACTCAGCGGCGTAGGCAGCGATATCGCGTGGGTCATTCATAACAATTGGATATCCGATACTCCCTGACTGCTCACCAAGAAGGTCAGCACTCCCACATCCGCAATTTCCCCCGTTGATTGCTTCCACCATATACTTCCCCCGTCTAAGGCTGGAGCCTGAAGCCATTTCACGCCCCCAAAATCTGCAATTTTGAATGAATGATAATGCCCTGAAACTAAAATGTCACAGTCACCGATTGGTTGGCGACCTAAAGATTGATCGGCAATCCATCGGCGCAACTTTGCCTCAACTCCCATACCGCTTCGGGCTAAATGTCCATGTGTAATTCCAATAATTTTGCCGTGAACTTCTAGGGTTAGACTCAACTCATCGGTTGGGATATTAAATTTAATATGACCGTAGGCTTCAGGATTTGCGGCGAAGATTTCAGCAACGGACTCTACTAGGGCTACATCGTCATTATCGTTAAGGGTAGTAAAAGATTTTCCGTTTTTTCGGTTCTCGCCGTGGTTTCCGCCGATTGCGGCAACTGTTATTGAGGGAACCAACTTTGACCAGCGGATGAGGGCATCTCTTAGGAGCCTTCGCGCTATCTTTACCTGATCTCTTCTATCTACCTCAACCGTAAAGGTTTGGATAGCGTAATGACCATCGCACCCTTCAACCAAGTCTCCAAGGCATAAGACAGTAATTGAATCTATTGGGCGACCAATTTTCTTTAATTCTTTTAATCTGGACTCAACATCATCAATAGCCTGAAGCCACCTACCGACCAAGCCCTTTAATCCGTCGCCATCTTTCTTGCCAACCTGCCAGTCAGAGGCACATACAACTAAACTTGCCTCACCCGTAAACTCTTTACGAACAGTAGGTTTATGTTTTTTAATTTCTTTAATTAGTTCTTCAATATCGTAGTTTTCTTGTTTGCCCCTGCGAACTACTTTGCCCTTCCATTGACGGTTTAATATGCCGTCCACATCACCCCATACATTGAAAAGGACTGGCTCAACTACTGCAAAGTTCTCGGGGTCAAGCCCCCACATTCGTAATACGCCAGACCAATCAGGGTGAGCGTCGCCTTCAACCGCTTCGGTAGTAACCGTTCCCTCTTCACCTTGCCATGAAACGCCAGGAGTCCATTCGGCTGTACGAGAGCGCGGGGCAAGTTTCTGCACCGAATCCATCTCGGAGGTTTTAAGTAAATTATCTAGTGCGTCATCAAGATTCACGAGGACACTTACACCCGTCTTTTCCATTTAATGCTCTTCTATGTCTGCGCATAACATCAGAGCCTACCGTAATGTCATACTTGGCTAAAAGTTCTACTAGGCGAGCAGAGTTCACATTTGGATTAACAAGTGCCTCTTTGAACTTAGTTCGTATTGGTTCATCTAAAGAATTTGTAATTCTGCCAACCGTGCAACCTAGTTGTCCACGGGAATTACTATTGGACAGAGCATCTAACTCAGATAAAAAATCATCCTGATTTGTTTTTAGATTTACAACGGGAGCAGGTGACTCTCCATGGGCGCGTTGCGCCTTCAAAAAGGAGGCGGTCACACTTCCAGCATCTTTGGAACTCATCGGTGATTGCGTTTCTTCCATATGCATCAGCCACTCTCTCTTTGGGAGCCTGTGGCTCCGAGTTTATTTCCTCACTAGACATCTAAAATTTACCGATACTAACGGGCGATACTTTGGGTCTATTCCTAGTAGGTTTACCGAACCCATTGGTTCAATCCTTAAAATATCCACTAAACTTATCGTTTGGTCAAGTACCGACGCGAGTAATAATCTAATCGTGTCGGCTTTATCCCGAGCGCTTGGATAGTCCTCACGCCCTGCTCTAGCAATAATCTGAATCATCGGGTAATCAATTCTTATGCCACCTGCGCCCATAGTAAAAGCGGGTGAACTACCTGAGTTCTCATAGATGGCAATGCAGGTATCTGGGTTCTCGGGCAAGGTGGCAAGAAATATATCTGTACCTAAAGTGCCGTGAGAGTTGGTAACTAGATAGTCTCCAATGGACTCAAGAATATTTGCCATGATTAACCTTCCGCACTTATTATTGAGATTATTCTACGCGAAATGTTATTTTGAATTTCTTTGAGTGCCTCCATAAATGGTTGCTCTAGGTACTTAGCCTGAGTTGGCGGATTGTGGTAATTGCCTATAATTTCATGAACAAAAAGAGCATAAGGAGCGGCGGGTCCACCATAGAACACATCTACATAAGTTCCGTTTTGACCTGTTTGGGGAGCAGAGACTCCACCCGAGCCACGCAAAACTCCAGTATCAACTGGGACAAGGGTTTGTGACTTAGCAAAGATTAGGTTGGCTTCTTCCCATATTGCTTGGGCAACTGCCTTGGGAGAATCTGTCTGCGCTCTTTTCAAAGCCTCTTTTAATGTAATATCGCCCTCAAGGGTAAAAGTAAAAGTGTTTGCCATAACTACCGCCCAAATCGGATGACGGTATGGTGCGCCCCATTTTCGTCAGAGATATTATCAACTGCGTTAATAGTAAAAGTAGTAGACCCAATAACCATTTTGTGTCCAACATTTATTGTTAGAGAAGGTCCAAGAGTGATAAAACGACCAACATCTACAACTTCGGTTCCTTGCACATCTCGGCTTTTAACTGTGTCAAAGATAAGGCGACCAGTTACCGAAGTTGGTGTACCACTAAAGGTTGGTTTGTTATATTTATCAACTGATTCCTTGGCAGAAAAAATGACCGTATTGGTCATGAACTCCGCGACTTTAGCAAAAATAGCATCTGCCATGGCTATTCAACTAAACGGTGATCGTAGACATTATTTGGATTGTCTTGAATACCTGTGTAGAAATCTGTGTTGTAATCCGTGATTATTCTGTCATTAGTAGATTTAAGGGACTCAAGGTTAGCCTTTATAGAAGGTGGGGCTTTACGCATCTTGCGAGCAAGAAATGAGTTCGCTAGGTCTTGGTATTGCCCTGCCTTGGCTGTGTAGGACTCAGAGACAGAAATATCTCCGACACTCTTTGAGGTTGAATCCGCTAGGCGATTAAACTTAGAAACTAAAGTCTCACAACAGGCTCGGGAGATTTCGTAGACATTGGTTCCCCACTCAGTAATTAGGTAGTTCAACTCTTCATCGCTAAAAAGTGCATCTGTTGAATCCGTATCATTGATAAGGAATCGAACTGCATTGCGCGTTGATGTAGACGGGTCTCCTGAGTAGGTAAAGGTCACTTACATGCCCCCGAGCATAAAAGTTGTTTGCCTAACTTGGTCGAGGGACGCAGCGTTGGCAGCGGTTACATAGGTTGAAGATGCTGTTGCCGAGGTTAAATAATCATCCAACTCAGTATCAACATCGGTTGCAAGGTTGAGCAAATCTGTATGAACAGCAGGGTTATCTCCTGCGGTTGGGTATCTAAGACCTTTGGGTGTTGTTCCTGCCATATTGAACTCCAGACTTTAGGGTTCAAGTGTACCCGAACTTTAATTTGTGCTTATTTTCAATAATAAGTAACGGTTGGAAGTGGGTGCTACATAGGTAAATGCCATGTGTCAAGATATCTTTATAGACCCATCGGCGTAAGGGCGTTCGCATACTTATTTAAGATGAAATCAGAAAACAAGTCTTCAGGCTTAGGGGATTCATTTTTAATTATTGGTCTAACCTGATGAAAGCCAGACACTCCAAGAGCGAAAGAATCGTTATACCAAAATATATCTTCAATATTATTTATGTCTATTTCGAAAGATTCTAACGCGAGGAAATTAAAGATGTCAGAAAGTTCTTTCTTTGGGTCATTAACTAAATCTTCGTAAGAAACAAATTTGAACATACCAGATTCTTCATTTTTCTTGGCATGTGCTAAACCAAGTAAAGATTTCTTAATTAAATTATGGTCATTCATAAGGTATTCAGCCATACCATCATTCCTACTTAAATAATTTTTAGCATAAAATTCTACTGAATCAAATTCTTTGCTTAAATAGAAATCAGGATTATTTATAGACTTAGAAACAAAAGACGCCAAAACTTCTAAGATAGGTCTATAACAAACGATAAATCTAGGGTTAGTTGAAATTTTTAATGCCATTTCATAATTTGCTGGCGTAGACCAAGCAAACTGTTTGTCAAATATAATTTCTTTTTCTATATCGCTGTAAAAATTTTGTGGCATTGTCCAAAGCGCTCCCTGATAAGCGGAAATTCGCAAACCGTAACTCACCGATTCTGATTGAGTGAATGACTCATGCAGAACCGTCATACCATCTAATAGACCCGAATGGGGCGAGGAATAAATTGCTGGGTGCTGGTTGAGTAGCGTACTTAATAAGGTGGAACCGCTTCTCGGCAATCCACAAAGAAAATTGATATTTTTCATTTTCATTTGAACTCTTTTGTTACCCAGTAATTTTTTTTATACTTATCGAAAAAAGAAGATTTTAGAACACCTAGTGAGTGAAATAAATCTTTCTGTGCTTCTTTCGAGTTTTCTATGGAGTCAATAGACATTTTCCAAGATTCGCGGCGAAAAGGGATTACATGTGCTATCGGTGTACCTCTAGGTATTAAACCCTCAAAATCTGGGTCGGGTATGAATGGAAAATTGACTGCATTAAAATAATTATCAGTATCAACAATTCCTGGAAGGATTGTAAAAGGCAAATCATGGTGCATCGGGGTGATAAACAAACAAGAATAATTTTTCGGTGTTTTAACTATCCAAGTATTTGTAAATTTTGGAAGATTCTCATTTTTCATATTTTTTGAGAGTTTAGGATAGCCAGTAAGTTGATTTTGACCATGAAAAGTTACAAGGTCATTACTTGCCCAATTATAGAATCTTCCTTCTTCAGTTTTTGTTATGTAGGCATCTGATGAACTTAAAATCAAATAGCCGCTTGTCAAAGTATCTAAAACGGGCATACAAGTTTTAATTGTTGCATTTGTAAACCCACTATCATCAGCGGGAGGTTTTTTCTCTCCCCCAATATAGCGAGGTAAATCTTTGTACCATTCTGGTATTTTTTTTGAAGCAGGGACTGGAGGTGGAAAAGACGGGTCTAGATGTTGAGCAACAAAGGATATATTCATACATAGACATTAGTATCCAAGATTTCAAATGTCAAGAGAAAGTTAAAATTAACCTTCTAAAATTTCTTCTTTAACAACTGGCGGTTCTAAAATTTCTTCTTCAACAACTGGCTCAACATAAGGTGGTTGTTCAAATTGACCATTTGTAAAAGCGTAGCCGACATGCGCCTGACCTGTTTCGGAAGTAACTTCTTTTGCCTCACAATTAAACAAGGAAGCCATTTCTGTTTCTGAAGGTCCAACAATGACATTAAAGACATTACCTTCATTTAATAAGGCTATCCTTTTTTCGTTTTCCATATTAGAAACCTCTCAATACATATACAACGCCATTTGAGCCGTCTCCGCCATATTTTCCAACTGCGTTTGGGTTTTCGCCGCCAGTAAAAGCACCACCACCACCACCTGACCCTTTACCAGTACCAGCGTTTGCTACGGTAGTTGGGTTTCGCCTATTGTTTTCACCACCACCACCACCACCACCTGACCCTCCAGTTCCGATTCCAGAACCAGAACCTACTCCAAACGCCTGGCTGTAGGAACCCGTCCCACCACCTCCGCCCCCAGTTGTAGATGCACCATTAAATGAACCAAAAACACTACTTATATTACCAGCGTTGGGGGGGTTATTATAGCCAGCACTACCTATACCACCATTACCATTTGCGAAAATATTAGACGCTGAAGTTGCGGTGACAAGGTTTCCAAATGAACTATTGTTCGCATCTGTAATAGCGTCGTTATTAGTTACCTGTGCTACACCTTTTGCGCCGATAGTTACAGTTGTTGATGTGTTTGTATAAACAAAACCTTGATTTATAAAGCCAGCCCTGCCTCCAGTCTGTCCACTTCCTGCAAAGCCAATATTACCTCGTAACCCTGCTACTCCTCCACCGACAACTAAAACACTTAGTAGCCCAGTTTGATTATAGGTTCCCGTTGTGTTGATTGTGTCTAGAGTTCCATTACCAATGTCGGTAGAAGTTAATGCTCCAGCAGTTTTAGCGATAGTAACAATAGCCCCTGCTGTAGCACCTGTTCCCAATGTGATGTATGCCTTTGTTGCTGCGGAAGAAAGTGTCACACCGACTGTTCCTGAAGTTGTACGAGCGTTTACTAAAACCGTGGTCTCGCTTACTAAAGCGATAAAGGCATTGCTACTCGTGGGGTTTACGGAAATAGTATAAATACCCGCAGCAAAATTATTTACATGCTGGTATGTTGTGCCGATTACTGGGATTGCCACCGCAAAAGCGGTATCTCCACCACCGCCTGTTGATGGGGCTGGGATTTGACTAATAGGCATTATGAAATCTCCATTCCAGAAATGTGAAACTGAACAGTAATATCAGAAGCAAAACCTGCAATAACTTTAGTAGTAGCGAGAACTTGTTTTAACTCAACAACAACTGTTGAATTAGCAGGAATTGCAGTAAGTGTAAATAAACTTGTGCCATCTAACAATATATTAAATGTTGCGGCAGTAGCGGCACTATTTGTCACAACTATGTTTGTAAGGACTGCGGTTGTTGCACTAGGAACAGTGTAGAGGGTCGCACTACTTGTTGCGAAGTTCCCTCGCGCTAAGGCTTTGGCTAGATTGGGCATTTCTTTCTCCTTCTACTTTTCTCGTGACAATAGTGTACAACAAGGTTGGATTTGAATACTTAAAACGCGCTCATTATGACGGTAATTTCAAGGTTGCTTAGGTCGTCTTGAACGGCAAGAGTGCCAGTAACATTTGGCAAAGTGAGAACACGGTCAGCAGTTGGGTCGCCAGCAGAAAGTGTGGTCTCAAAAGCATCTGCGGTAGTTCCTTCAAACACAATACTTTGAGAAAACGCTAACTCAAGCCCAGTTACCTGTCCTGTGAAAACAGGACTAGCAAGAGTCTTATTTGTAAGAGTTTGAGTATCAGTTGTTCCAATGATCGTTCCGCTTGGAACCGCCTTGCCTAGAACCTCTGTCGAACTCAAAACCGCTGTTCCATTGATTTTAAAAACCTTGCCAGTAAGCAGGTTGAAATCCTCTGAAGATGTCCACGCGGAGGTGGCA